TCGCGGGTCCATCAACGCTTGCTGCCTACGCTCCAGGGCCTCTTTAACGTTCCTGAATCTGTAGCGCCCCTTCATGGCGTAACAGCCGGCACACACTGAGCCAGGGACCTTTTGCAGCTTCACACCTGTGATACAGCGCCAGGCTGGCAGGTTGTGAGCTGGTCCGGGCATCTTGCTCGGTGCACTGAGGCCGCCGGTGATTTGTCTTGCTTCTTTTTTTAACATAATTTTCCTTTCGTTTTTAAAATCTTATAATATCCTACAGCTTGGGACCTGTCAAGCTTGAGAGCTTGCGGGCTTGCAGCTTGTAGCTTCCCGGGCGGGCCCACCCAAAAAAAATAGGGCCCGGCGGCATTGCTGCCGCCAGGTCCATTCCTAACAGATTGGAATTAGTTTGATTTCTTTGCTTTGCCACCCTGAATTACAACATCATCATCTGCGAACCCTGCACCCTTCAACAGGTTGCCGATCTGGTTGATCATCTTAACCTCAGCGTGTTTCTCGTGTTTGTCTTTGTATTTGATATATTCCTTGTTCATGATCACAGGCTCAAATTTAGTCCAATAAGAAATTCCACCATCATAGGGATTTTTTAAAGAACTTGCAGGAACATATTTAGAGGTTGATACATGCCATCTATTATCTTTGAATATATAAATATATTCAATCATGTTTTCACCCTTCATATTATGCATATACATCCACTCATCTCGGTGAGTGTGGGCTGGATCTTCTTCTCTCTTCCAGTCTCTTCCATAAAAGCTACACTCATCTAGAGTGTCGCCCAGGTAACTGGCATCTCCATAATTAAATAGTTCTTTTGCCAAATCATATTTATTATAATGATCAACCAGGCATTTTCCTACGCCATATGGATACCCATCACTGTGAACATATATTACTTTCACTTTCTTAGTCTTTGGGTCTTCTATTGCTATATTGCTTCTAGTACTCATAATTGTTTTTCCTTTCTGTTGTTATCTTATATTATATAGGATCAAGTGTCAAGCTTGCTGGCTTGTTCACTGATCCCAGATCCAAGGACGCCGATCGACTTATTACAAGTGAGCCAACCTTGGATCAGGGATCAGTGCTTGGCAACTGGCTCGAAACCTATTGCCAAACTCATGTCCCACTAGTTTAGAATCATTCTAAACTAATTCATATAATTTTTTCCTTTCTGTTACGCAATCTGTGGTTGCGTTTTTATACTGCCAACCACAGATTAGCTTAAGTTGATATTTAAGTTTTTATAAATAAATATAATTTAACATATAATCCTATTGACAAAGAATGTCAATAGTGTAAATTAAAAATAATGCAAATAAAAAAAATAACAGAAAGGACACAATGAGCAGAATAAGACTAAACCAAGAGTACAGAAACAAGATCGCAAATCGTATGCGAGTACACTTGGAACAAGAAGATACTGTTGAAAAACAAAAGTATGACAATTTAAAAGCAGATCAAATTGACATAAACGACAACGCATGGGAACTAGCAGAAACTATTGTTAGAAAACACTATACCCCTGATGATGTCAAAATGGCATATCATTTACAAAATAAATTTGAGAACGTAAGCACTATTGCAAAAGATAGTTGTTTCCATTTTCATTATCTTGGAATGAAAGAAGATAGAGATTATGACAATAATCCTATTATGAAAGAAGATACTATTGAAGAACATTTTGATTTTCGTTTAAAGGGTAGCATGGAAAACAATAGCGATAGTTATTCTGATGATAGCGCTTATGGTTATGCGTTGTATCGTGATGAACTAAAGGCACAAGATAATTGTAATCCTGATATTTTGATTGAACAAGAGGGCAAAGACAACAACCCACATTTGACAAAATATACTGACAACAATAATAAATATCTTGGAAGTGATGATAGTGGTTATGGGAAACAATGGAATGAAAAATACCAATTAGATTTAATTGGCAGAGAATATTGTAGAGATCGTTCTATTGCTTGTAATCAAGAACAATTCCTTATGCTTAAAGAATGGAAACAAGCAAAAGGACAATTTGTTATGGCACATAGAAATTGGATTAAATCTATTTTAGACCAGATGAAAGAAATTAAAATTGGTCTAAAAGGTTATAAATATCTTGATGAAGCTATTGAGTTATCAAAAGAACTTGGCTTGAATATTTCAGACGCAGAAATAATCAGAACAAACTCTACTGGCTTGACAATTTACAATCCTAAAAATCTTGCTGATAGAATAAAAGGCATGAAGAATAAAAAGGTTAAAACTAAAGAAGAAAAAATAGCCGAAAGAATGGCATATATGCAACAATCCCAAGTTGCAAATTAATTCATTTTGACTATTGACAATCTGGGGTATTTAATATAATATCCCAGATATAACAGAAAGGAAAAAATGACAAATAAAGTTGATCTTAATAACATACCAGAAAACTTTGTTATTACTTACTATGCTAAAAAGCATAAAAAAATAATCACTAGAAATGGAAGTTGGACAAAGCCAACCGATTTCATGACTACTGGCAAAGCATTCATTTCTAAAAATGGAGTAGTTTGTTTTATCTATTGGGATAATGACGCAGAACCAGATGAAAAAGGCAACCAATGGCGAATGGCAATTAATCCAATGACAATAAAAGCAACAACAACAATAGAGGGATAATGATATATTTAATAATAAGAAAGTATCAATATAAAACCACAGCGCCAGATTATAGAGTAGCAAAGTGGGCTAATACAATTAAAGAAGCAAATCAATTTTTGTCAGCTTTAAGTTTGTTAGAAGATGATGAAAGCACAATGTACTTTATTGTTCCAGCGCAAGAAAATCCAGCGCTGATTTTAACAGACGAGGTAGCATAAATGATTGATTACAATATAGTCCTATACATTGGTATAGGACTAATTGTTTTTGGTTTTGTTTTATTTTTTGTATCAATTCATTTTGAAAGGAAAGCAGAAATAGAACTATTTAAACAAGAACAATTAAAAAAATCTTTTGACAAGAACAAAGCAAAAGTTTTTAAAACTGTCGATAGTAAAGGCGACATGACAATTTGGTATCAATATAATGAGTAATTATAATTGGTGTCATGGTACTAACTGCCATGAAATTGAAACACAATCCAGAATAAGAGGGAGTGGCGATAATAAAGTTTTAAGAACTATTAAAATAAAAGCTTACAATGGTAAGAGTATGTTTGGCAATGGTGGTGGCAATATCTGGGATTACTTTTGTAATCATAGATGTTTAATGGATTTTGTTTCTAAACATACTCAAGCAATAATTAACATTGCGCCAAGACGTGAACCAAAGGAAACACCAATCAAAGTTAAGACAGAAAAATACGAGAACTATAGATATGACTTTGGCAAGGAACAACGAGTACCATATCAAGCAACAAGAACAACAATAGAAAGCAAATAACCTATGCAATAAATACATATAGCTACATATAGTCTGTCAAGAACTAATCCCACATAATCCTACGCATAATGTCGCAGGGCAAAATCGCAAAATCGCAATTCTGGGCGGGCCCACCCCCCACAATTCATAGAGGTACCAGGGCGGGCCCACCCCTGAACCGGAACCGGGAGGGCCCACCCCCTTTAAATAAAAAAAGGGGTCCCAACCTTACCCTTTATTGATTAATTCAGACGGTTAAGGTATAACTTTTCAAAACATATTTGAGATATGCAAGATACGGAAAATATTACAAAAAATTTAGATGGATTAACCCCAGAAGAAAGCGCTAAACTAATAGAACTTGAAAGAAGTGTGGCGTTGGATGAAGCTCGTCCAAATATTACAAAAAATTTTTTAAGTTTTGTAAAGTACGTTTGGCCCGAGTTTATAGAGGGGTCCCATCACAAAATTATTAATAAAAAATTCAATGATCTTGCCGAAGGCAAGATTAAACGACTAATCATAAACATGCCGCCAAGACATACAAAGTCGGAGTTTGCCTCATACTTACTCCCGGCATGGATGATTGGGAACAATCCAAAATTAAAAATAATTCAAGCAACTCA